TGTCTGTACAGCAATAACATCTCCGCCCTCCACTTCAGGAAGGTTGTAGTCTGCTCGTATTTCATTTGTAGTCAACCACTTGCCATAGCCTGCGGTGTGGTCTGCTCTAAGTGCTGCTCTGTCCGAAGGAGTAGGGTCTTTAAAGTCTAGATAGAATTGCTCTCCGAAGTCTGGAGTAACAAGAAACTCGTTGAGTACTTCAACAAGCTGTGTCATTTCAGGCTGAATAGTCTCTGATAGGAACATTCTAATACCAGCGTCGGCGTTTGAGTAGTTTACATCGTCTGTCGTAATAACTGCTTTAGGTACTCCGAATGCTACCAAGATGTCGTCTCTTGTGAACTTCATAGACTCTATGTAATCCATCTCTCTTTGAGATATAGACACCTGTTGGTACTTCATGCCGCCCTCCAATAGTCCTAGCTTAGACGTGTTGCTCTTTCCCTTGTGCCGCTCTTCCCATGAAGACGTCATCTGAGTCCGCTGCTCTGTATCCAGCTGCTGTTCTGTCATTAGCAATGCATCAGGTCGAGCATTGTTTTGGAAGAAGTCCTTCTGATATCGTGTTGCTTGCTCCTCTGTTTCGATTCGGTACTTTGCTGCTGTGATGGGTGACATTCCTCGGAACGTACTCATTGGGTTAGGGTCTTTGAAGTGAATGATGTCTTCAGGCTTAAAGATTTCTTTCTTACCGTCTGATTTCTGGAATTCGTAGTGCTTAATGTATGCTAAAGGGTCTGCTACGATTGTAATCAAGTCAGGCCGCAAGTTCCATAGCTCAATCACCTTGCCTCGGTTGTTTCTTATCTTCACCCAGAATGCTTCTCCTGTAAGCTTCTTGTTAATCCATGCTGTCTTAAGGAACTCTGTTCGAGTCTGGAATGGGTTGATTTTAGTGACTAGGTCGAGTATCTCGTGGTTAAGTATCTCCTCTGAGTCTCCAGCTGAGTTCTTAATCTTATATAGATGCAACTCGATGGCTGCCACCTTAGTTGCTATTTTGTTTACTGCCGCGTACACATACAGCGACTTTCCGTACTGCTCTAGCTGCGTTTGAGTAGACCATGATGAAGACGCGCCTCCGAATAGTCTTCCGAGCTCCTCTAGTCCTACTATTGTTTTTTTCCGTCCAAAGAATTTATCAAATATCGACATATATGTATTTATTATAACACTTTTTTAATCCTGCTTTTGAGCTGCTTCGGCGTCCATGCATCGATGTCATGCTCCCACAGTCTCAGCACTCTGAATCCTCTGCTCATCATGATTTGAGTTCTCACATAGTCTTTGCCAGGCTTCCACTTGAATGACCGAGGTGCATGGATTGGGCATGAGTGAAAGTAGCATCCGTCTGCCTCTATCACTAGATTCTGCTCTGGAAGGTAGAAGTCTACAGATAGCAGTCCTTCGATGTAGTACTGAGTGATGTACATTACTTTCAGTGCATCTAAAGCAGCGGCTACCTTTAGTTCGATGCCCGTGTCCTTGAACTTCTGTACTGACTTCTTTCGTTTAGTCATCGCCGATAAAGGTTAGTCTAGGCTGAGCAATGAATTCGAACGCCATCCTCATCATGAAGCAGTCTGATATGTCGGGAGACCGTCCAAGTGCTGCTTTAACGTCATCCTTAGATACGATAGCCATCTTGCCGTCCTTGTCGATGTCTTTTGCTTTGATTTGCTCCAGCTCTTCAATGAGTGACTGTCTGTTTTCTGGAGTGATATTCGATACTTGTATCTCTCTAGCTTGCACCTTTCGTGCTAGCGTGTAGGAACACTGTGACTTGAGGTTGGTGTAGTTCTCACCTCTTGCGGCCTTTGTTTGAGCAATGAACCCTTTGATTCCGTAAAGTTGGTCCTTCACGCCTCCTCCGATTCCGTCCTCGTCAACAATGATGTGAGATGATGGAATGTTGTGTCGCGCTGCGCGTTCTTTAATTAGCCCGGCTACAGTCGTAGTAGACGTCTTAGTGAATGACTCGATGCTGATGCACTCGAAGTCTCTCCATATAGTGATGACAGTTCTGTCTGAACCGAATCGTGCGATGTCGGCAACAAGGTAGACTTTTCTCCAGTCAGGGATATGTCGTCCCATGTTGTCTTTCATACCCGGCACCCACTCTGGAGTGTTAGTGAAGAGGTCAGTGATTGAGTCAAAGTCCATAAGAGCAGCTGGGTCGTCGTCATACTCCCAGTTTCCTTTTAGGAGTCGCTCCCGGGAATTCTTATCAAGAGTGTTCAACGACTCGATGTATGCTTTAGGTAGCCATGGGTTGTCTTCTACTCTGGCCATAATGAATGCTTTGCCAGGCTTTAGCTCTCCGTTCTTCCACGGCTTGTAGAACTCAGTGTATAAGAAGTTCTTAGACGGGTTGCAAGTCATAAGCATCTTTGGAAGTATCTTGAATTCGTCCAGCTTATATCGGAGTCGAGACTTCACGACGTTCTTTGCTTTCTCTCGAACCTGACTGGCCTCGTCAATAAATGCTCCCGTGTATTCTGTAGAACCCAGGGAGTCGAAGTCAGGGTCAGATGGATAGTATGCCAAGTCTTTAAGATAGATTTCGCTGCCTGACTCCTTGAAGCGGATAACACCTTCTTGAGCGTTATAGACATAGTCAACTCCTTGTTTCAAATGCATTCTCTTGCATACATCAAAAAGAGTAAGCAACGTAGATTGCTTCAATTGCTTTAGAACAGCTCGTCCTAACAGCCATCTAGACCCTCTGTATTCGAAGCAGTTCATCACTAACCACGCCGCTCCGAGAAAGCTCTTAGCCCCTCCCGCGGCACCACCATACACCAGCTCAGTGGTGACGTTGTCTCTAAGGACGGTCAGTGCAATTTTCTGCTTATCCGTTATCCACAGCTGGAGTGCTCGGCCCTCCTCCTTCTTCTGCTTCTCGTTCTCGTTTAGCTTTAACATCTGGGTGGTCTTCTGCGCTAAATAGCTCTATTCTGGTAATTGGAGCAGCTATCGTGTGTTCGACTTTGTCAACGACACGCTGCTTCATTTTGTTGTACTCCTTGATTGCTCCGAGTTTTGAGTTGAATTCAGCACTTTGAGTTATCAAGAAGAGGAGTTGCTTGTCCACGTACTGATCGTTGAGCCCTTCAGCATCAATTAGTGAGTCGATTCGCCTAAGGACGTTCACCGAGGTTAATAGCCTAGACGCTAGCGCTTTGCACGACATATAAGCTCCGGGCTGAGTAAGATCGACGTTATAGGCTGCCGCGTATGACTGCGTACCGTTGCCGAAGAACTCAGTAGGGCTCGTGTAGTACTGACAGAACATCTCCATCTGGAGATTGATGTCGTATTCTTTGAGAGCGTCTGTTGTTGATTTAATTTCTGCCATATTGTTCTGTTGATGTTATGAATGATTGGTAACTTATGAAGAACGACTTAGGGAGTTCGTGGCGGGCACCTAAAAGTGCTACGATGTGTGCATTCAGCTGGTTGAGTGCTGAGTTGATGTGCGGACGTAGGAGTTCGAATTCCTCTATTGTCAGCATGTCGTGGTCATAAGCTCTGTGGTGATTTGAGCAAAGATTGAACACGTTGACTCCGTCGTAGTCTCTAAACTTCTTCTTGTTGATTATTGGGTAAGGTCGTAGTAGTCGGTCTGGAATGATATGTGCTCCGTCTAACGGCTTGTCAATGCCGCAAACTAAACACCTTGCTCCAGCCTTGACCTTTACGTACTTTGGTCTTGATTTGTTTCTGTCCATTTGTAGTGTGTAACATGCGTTATGTCCATGTATGTTTATATTATATCAAACTTCTGAGAGGTAGCAGCACAAAAGCCCTGTCGATGCTGACAAGGCTGTTAGTGTCTTAGGGTCTGACAGTGCGGGGAGTATTATTTTACTTCCTCTGTAGCATCAGTTCCTTCTTTTGGAATCTGAACTACGATTGTCTCTTCCTCATCTTCGTCGTCCTCATCTTCTACTACGTCTGGCTTCTTCTCTTCTACGATTGGAGCTGCTGCAGCTGCGCCTCGTCCTCTTCGGCCTGTTGGCTTAGTTTCAGTAGCCTCAGTCACTTCAACAGCTGGCTCATTATCCTTATCGAGCACTATTCTGTTTGCTACTAGAGTTGCTGCATCCTTTGCGTGAGCAGGTAGGATGTCTCCAGCGTTGTATACCTTTCCGTCGATTGTAACTGCTTGTTTAGCGTATGTGTATTTTGACATTTGTTTGTTTAGTGAGACCCGTCTATGAAGATGTCCATCGATTCGATGTTGTTCTTATAGCAGATGTCTCTTAGTGTTTG